ATGGCTTCTTTATTGTAGCCGATCGGATAACGTACATACTGGATCTTACCGCCATTGCAAAGCTCCCAGAAACGACCCTCCAGATCCTGTTTCTCGATCGGGGTTACATCCTCGGTTACATGGCAGTGGAAACTGTTGCTCACATATTCTCTGTCTGAAACTCCCGGCACAATTCCATACATTTTACGGAATTGTTCTACCTGAAGCCCGCAAAGGCTCTCGGCTGGAGTTCCATAAATCGCATATAATAATCCGTCCTCATGTTTAAATTGAGTAATCTTTTTATTAATGTATTTCATTACATCTACAGCAAACTTACCATCCTCAACTAATGACTTCTTATTATAAAGTTCCTGCAATTCATTCAAAGCAGTAATTCCAAATGATAAAGTCATAGGTTTAAGAATTGAACGTATTTTTTCATCTGGTTTTAAATAACCATTAAGGAAGCCACCCTCGCAATATGCAAGAGGATTTGTACTTGCTTTCATTTCACCAATGTAATCGTATGTACGTTTATGAATATTTCTAATCATCTCAAGATAATAATCCAATACTTCATAGAAATCTCTACTTTCACGCTGCGCTTTTGCCAAAATCATTGGAAGATGAAGGCTTACAACACCAAGATTGAAACGTCCTTCAAAAATTGCTTTATCGTTCTCATCCTCCGGTTCTATCCCACCTTTTTCATACCAAGGACTTAAGAATGCGCGACACCCCATTGGACTAACAACCGTACCATATTTTTTGTACATACTTGGTACATATCCTTCACCTGTTAGAGATAACCAGTCTGGATACATTGTTTTCATACTACATTCAATACCTGCATTAAATACATCTTCATTAACCTTTCCTGGTCCATGTAAATTCTCATCATATAAAAATACCAATTTGGGGAATAACACAGGTTTTTTATTACCGGCCTTACCTTGGCCTTCTTTATGAACATTTAAGAATGTGATAGAAGCCATTTTACCAAATTTTGTGGTTGAGAGACCGAATGTCATTGTTACAAATGGATAATCACCTCTTGATGATCCTACAGTATTTAACTTATATTCAATTCCCTGCCAGCCCTGTTCAAAATCACGTTTTACTTTATTTGTTGCATATTCACAAGCTTTTTTTTCAATCAAATGTTCTGATGTTGAAAAAGCATCAACATAAACACCATCAATATCGGAATCAAAAACTTCAAAAAATTCTTTATAATATTTCTGATAACTTTTTTCTGCATATGGTTCCAAAATCTTGTCTACTTCCGGTACTGTGAATCCGCCATACTGCTGTGCAGCAGTGCTCAAGATAATATCACCCATAACATCAAACGCAGTATCAAGAGAATTTGGTTCGTTATACCAGACATTTCCCATTTCGAATCCGCCTTTCATAACTTCTCCAACTCTAAATAAGCAACAGTTAATAGTATCAAGTCTGGCAGACTGATCATGAATATAAATATATCCGTCCTTGCATGCCTGTAATTCATCTCTTGTCATGAAGAATTTTCTAT